GTAGACCCTCAAGACAAGATATTCGAGAGCGACTTGATGATGTTTTCTCAGAGTTTACCGAAATTGCAAGGTCAGCAGTTGAATCAAAACAAGCAAAGCTTAAACGACCCACAGAAAGAGGAGTAAGATTTCAGTTCGCCCCGGTAGAAACAGAGCCGTTTAAACAATGGTTCGGCGACTCTAAAATTGTAAACCCGGACGGCTCACCCAAGGTAATGTACCATGGCACGAGTGCTAATTTTTCTACGTTTAAACCTAAGCAAGCAAAAAGCGTATTTGTAACTGAAGACCCAGAGTTTGCAGAGGACTTTGCTAAACTTTCTCAAAACTATATGGTGGAAAATGCTGAGAAATTTATAAATCAAGCAGACATAGAAAATGCAATATCCACATTTGTAGAAAGATATAACGATAGAGCAACAACACGAGACGTTTCTAAAATAAGAAAATCTAACTTACTTCAACGTTATTTTAAATTTGTTGAAGAAGGAGAAGACTTTGTCAAACGTACTGGATTCAAACAGACAAAGCCTATCCTTAAATTAGGAAATTACATAAATAGCAGAAATAGTCTTAGAGCTGAAGACGACAGCGGAGAACAATTATTTTATTCTACATTAGCAGAGTTTCTACCATCAAACATGAATGTTATGCCTCTGTATGTAAGTGCGAAAAATCCATTTGACTATGAGAATCCAGAAAATGTTCAGAGAGTAGTAAATCAACTTATTAGCCGTGAACGTATTGACGTTGAGGAAGCTGGTCCTATTGGAAGACTGATTACCGCAGGTGCTTGGAGTGAAATTGAAAGGGATCAAACTCAACTATCTTTAAAAGAATTAGGATTTGATTCTTATTATGTAAAGGAATCAAACAGAAAAAATCTAGCTGTATATAACCCAACTCAATTAAAATCTGCCTCCGCTAACATGGGCACATACTCAAAGAATAATGCCGACATAAGGTATCAGTTTAGTAGAAGTGCTCCTATGACTAGGGAAGAAAGAGAAGCAATTGAGAAGGTACCAGAGTTACAGGATGCGATTATAGCTCGTGCGGCATCAGGTTTAGATGATGTTGGGAGAACAGAGAACAAAGAAGCTATTAGAAAGCTAGAGCAAATTATTTACCAAAATGAGAAGACAAGAATAACTCCTTATACAGAGGTTCCAGAGCCAACAAGTGAAACAGAAATGGCTCAGAAACTTAGAAGAGATAGCCAAAGAGCAAAAGTTATGTCTTCAGATAGCATAAACGAGAATCGTTTAGTATCTATAAGACAAGATGTTCCATTTTTTATGGACACAGGAAAGTTTGCTATTACAGCGCATGAACCAACTGAAACAGCAAAAGCTGGGCCTGTTATTGGATATATGCCAACTACCAAATTAAAAGGTGGTAAGGACGGCAAAGTCCAATTTATTCTTACAGAACAACAAGAAGATTTAGCGTTTAAGATTGGCTCAGGGGAAATGACAAAAATACCTTTTGCTACCTATAACGGAAATTTTGTACCACAAACTACGGAACAAAATATATCTGAAGCTAATTCAATAATGGAAGAACATTTTAACGAAGATGGAACTCCAAAAGACGAAAAACAGTGGGTACAGGTAGGATACAACCCCAGAAGACATTCATATTTTTACACCAGACACAATCAAAGACCTGTAATTGCGGCAGAAGAAGTGGTTCAGGTAGGTGGTTTAATACTTGCTAAGAAGCCTTTACTGGGAGAGAAGTCACAGTTTAAGTATCAATTTGAAGCAGAAGTAGAAGAAAGACTGGGTAAAGATACAGTCGAAAGAATTAACAAAACAATCTCCACTGTAAAAGAACAAGAGTTAGCAAAAACTATTGTTAGTGTTACAAGTCCAGAAGGAATTGACTCTATATTTGGAAGGTTTAGACAAGCGTTTATTAACCAGTACGAAGGTATAGAAAGGTTAATGAACATTGCGGCAAAGAATTTACCAGAAGGATTCGATGTTTTAAGAGGTGAAGTTAACGCTTTGGCTTCTGCTGTGTTTTCTGATTTTGGTGCGGCGGTATCTTCAGAAACGTTTAAACGTGGGGTACCAGTGCTAGATGGAGGAATTACTCTCGTAGAATCCGTAGACAAAGATGGTAAGAAAATACACAAAGGTTTGATGGAAGTGCTAGAGCCTTTGATGGCTAGAGATGACCCAGACGGATATGTGTTTAAAGCTTTCCAATACTATATGTCTGCCAAGCGTTCACAAGAGTTAGTCGCTAAAGAAAAAGCAAGGGTAGCTAAGGTACGAAAAGAAATAGAAATTGAAAGAGCAAGAATAGAGTCCCAGTTTGGCACAGGTCCGTTAACATTTGAAGAAGCAAAAAGAAAGAAAACTCTTTTAGCTAATCTACCAAAAGACCCCAAGCCTCAATACACTGAGAAACTATTTACACCGGAAGACATTAAGAAAGCTGATGAACTAGCTAAGACGTTCCCAGAGTTTGAACAAGTACGAAAAGATTATCAGACGTTTAATCGTTCGTTAGTTAAATATCTCATTGATACTGGAGTCCTATCCAAAGAGATGGGTGAGTCATGGATGAGAGATTCCTTTTATATTCCTTTCTATAGACAAATGGAAGGTGAGGAAACATCTGGCCCAAGATTGTTATCCGGTCTTGCAGGACAAAGACTAACACCTAAGATAAAAGGTGGAGAGCAAAAGCTTGATGATTTCTTTGTAAACGTTGTACAGAATACAAGAGCCGCGATAGAAGCAGGATTGAAAAACGAAGCGGCTAGAAAAACAATAAGTTATGCAGTTAGATTGAACGACCCTGCCATGAATGTTCCTTATGCTATGAAGGTTAACAAGAAGTTTGCAGGGGATAACGATGTAATCAGAATCAGAGAAGATGGTAAGGATGTATATTACAGAGTTGCCGACCCTCTGCTTCTGTCATCTATGCAGTCGTTTACAACTCCGCATATACCGGGAATACAAATCCTGTCTAAACCGGCTACAGTGTTGAGAGAGATGGTAACAAGAGATCCCGGATTTATGATGGCAAACTTATTCAGGGATTCTTTCTCTGCATGGTTTACCAGTGGAGCAAAAGGATATACACCTATAATTAGTTCTCTAAAACAATTGACACAAACTGCCGCAAATATGTCTCCGGAAGCACAGCTTCTTATGAGCGCAGGAGTCGGTACAGGTTACGAGTTCAAGGCAAATGTATTAGACACAGCCGAAGAAGTCAGAAGACAAATGAGAGAAAGAGCAGGTACATTAACAGGGCTCGATAAAGCAGGACAGGCACCACTAACATTGTGGAGACAGCTAGAAAAAGGTACAACATTATCTGATATATCCACAAGGGCGGCTGTAGCTGAACAAGTTTTAAAGAATGGTGGCTCAAGAGCAGATGCTGTGTATCAGGCAATAGAGATAATGAACTTTAACAGAAAAGGTTCTAGTCCAATTATTAGAATACTAGCGGCCTCCATACCATTCTTAAACGCTCGTATACAAGGTTTAGACGTTCTTTACAGAGTTGGTATGGGTAAAATGGCTACCAAAAACCAAGCGGCCAGACACAAAGCATTCTTAAATAGAGCACTATTTATGATTGCCTCATCTGTTTTATATTACTACTTAGCAAAAGACGAAGAAGAATATCAGACGGCAGAGGATGAACAAAGAGATTTAAACTGGATTGTAGGTTCAGCTAAACTGCCAATTCCATTTGAATTAGGAATATTATTTAAAACAATCCCTGAAAGATTATCTGCGTACTTCATGGGGCATCAGAAGGCTGATGACCTAGCAGAATCTATGACAAGGAATTTAGTTTCAACATTCAACTTCCTACCTATACCGCAGGTTGCAAAACCATTGATTGAAGTTACATCAAATCATTCATTCTTTACAGGCGAAAGAATCGTAGGACTAGGACAGGAAGGTATAGAAGAAAGATATCAAGCAAACAACGGTACATCTTTATTTGCAAGAAGTATAGGTGAAAACACAGGAATATCACCAATTCAAATAGACTATTTAGTTAGAGGATATACAGGTACTTTAGGTAGCTATGCTGTGATGTTGTTGGATTCTATATTCCGCGGGCAAGGAGACCCAATCAAACCAACGTTTAATCCTGAGCAAATGCCAGTCCTAAAAAGATTTTTTGCTAGTCCTGAAGGCACGAAACCAAAAACAGATTTCTTTAAATTAAGAGAAGAATTAGACAAGGCAGTAGCTACAATCAATCATCTGGAAAGAACAGGAAAGAGTAATGAGTTACTTGAATACCTGAATGAGAAACAACCTTTAATAGATTTAGCTCCATACATAAGACAGCTAGATAAAGATTTGAAGTCTTTAAGAATGGAAAGAAACTTTATATTAGAGAGCCCAAGCATGGCTCCGGAGTTAAAGAAACAAACTCTAAATGCCATACGCACTGCCGAAATGAATTTACTATCTAATATAAATCAGTTCAGGTCCTATCTGCGATAATCTGTTTAACCTGTTTAAACAGCTCCCACTCATCCCCGTATCTTTTTTCAAACTCTTTTTTCCAAGGATGGCGAGACACCCATCTACCATTATTAGACCCTTCCCTATGGTGATGGAAGCATAAAGGAATGGTATGCAAATGGTCCACCCTCCTACTGTTTTTCAGTATATGATGGATGTCCGCCGGTACTCTTGGTTTACCTTCGTTGTAACAAACTATACAACCTATATCTTGTAATTGATTAAACCATTTTTGATGTTTATTCATTTAAAAATAGGTCCGCCGGGCTCGAAACTCTGTCTTTTTGGCCCTGCTGGTATACCTAATATTTTTTTAACTTGCACTAATTTGTCATAAAACTCAACGGAGTTCATGTCTATTTTGTGTGCTATTACATAAAATGGAAATCCTTTATGAGTTTCATACATGGCAATAGCAACTTCTTTTAAATCATCATCCATCTTAGATAATTGCTTTGCGTATTGTTTAGAAAATTTCATTTGCTTTTTCCTGATTAAAAATATTTAACATGTGTTGGTTTTCAATTAAGTTTTCCATATTAATGTTTAAACAATCTGTCCAAAATTTTGTTCCATTTGATGAATCTACTTCATCTTTTTTCCAGTGTTTTCCATTTATCTCCAGTGTTTTTATGTCTATACCGCCCATAATAAATGCGTGAGTAAACCTGTTGATATTTTTTGAGTTATCGTTTCTATCTCTAAGAAGTGAGATAAAATAATAGTAATCAGGCCTCTGATGGCTGTGATTATACAAAGGAACGGAATTATCAAAATGCTGTAAAGGTTTCACTGTCCTGTCTTTCGTTTTTAAATCCAAAGTTAATAAATCATTTATAACATAATCATGTGTTGTCTTACTTCTATCATCTATAAAACTTATATCGTGTTTTTTTAAGAAATCTTCAAAAACTATTTCTCCCAAATAACCAACTTGATTTGCTTCTATTTTTCTATGAGAGTTTCTAAAAATTTTTGACTCCTCTACTCTTTTTGAAGCCCTGTCCCAATGGTTTTTATCAAGAACAACCCTTCTATATGTTTTTGCCATTTTTAAACATTTCCGAAGTGTCTGCTTCAAATATATGAGTTCCAATATGTTTTAAATGTATATTAAGATCAACAAAAACTTTACCTCCATGATTGGACCAAAGTTCGCAGAAATGATAATCTTCTGATAACAAAGCCCCTGTGCTGTCTATGCTAGTGTCAAAAAACTGCTTTGCTATGGGTTTAATATATTTACCGGAAGGATCTTGCAAAGTAGAAGATCTATATTCAGGAACATGACTAGAGAGTTTTTCAAAAACTTTTCTTTTGATCATCATAAATCCTGTACCTGAATGCCTTACTTCCAATAAACCTTTTTTATTTAATTCTAAATCGTCAACCCCTAACGGCAAGTTAAATGCAAAATTTGAAGCGTAATAGTTTAAGTCTTTTCTATTACTCTCAACAGCTTTTCTTACCCTTTCCCAGTTTATTTCTTTCTTAGGATATAAGGCACAGATAATATCTTCGTCGTGGTTGTATAGTTTTTCTACCGCATCGTGTTCAAAATAAATATCAGCATCAATAAACATTAAATGAGTGAATTTATCATCGTCTAAAAACATTCTTGCAAGTTCGTTTCTAGCTCTGGTTATTAAAGATTCATTCATCAAGGTAGCAAGGTGGCATTCTATCCCCAACTGCCTAAATCTATTAATTGTATTTATGATTCCTAAAGTAAAATGGCCTGTACACATTCCTCCATACATAGGAGTAGCTATTAAAATACAAGGAGGTTTCGAGGGTTCTCCAATGTTTAAACTTGTTTTTCTAGACTCATTGATTGTAAATTCCGTCATATTTTTTTCCTTTCGCGTTGGCACAAATACGTCTTTCCGTCCTCTTGAATCAGTGGTAGCTTGCATTTCTGATAATCGGTCAATTCTTTTTTTATTTCAGTGACCTTAAATCCTTTTTCTTTTAAAAGTTCTATTGTTGACATAATTATTTCCTCGTATTGTTTGGATTAATTTAAACCTCATTTCCCCACGAATCCCATCCTTTTGTTTTTTGTCTAGCAAATAATTCAATGCGAGGTAAATTACCGCACAGCTTAACAATGTGATCTTTTACCACATCAGGTTTTTTGCTATGTTTTTCTATTGGAGTGTCAACCACACTTAAAACACTTGCGTCGATTCTTTTTGGTTTACCCTTTACAGAAAGCAAGCAAAGTTCTGAATTAGATCTCGTCCAGTTTCCCATACCCATGAACCAACTATCTTTAATTTTATTTTTCTTCACCCATGTAAATCCGCAAGTTTTATATTTAAAACCCCATGAATTTATGACCTCAAAAGCATTTGGAAGCTGGGGCATAGTCACCCACAGGAATAAAACACAGTTGTCGTCAGCAATATCTCTGACAGATAGATTGCAAATCCAATTATGGTCTTGTAGTTCATACTTGTAATAAGAGCCTCTTTTACCAGAAGAAGCTTTATCTTTATAAGTCCAAGGCGGATCAGCGTATATAATTTTATACTTTTTATTAGGCAGACACAGAGCTTTGTTGCCCATTAATTTTCTACCCTTTTTGTTCCAAAAACTGTTCCTTTCTCTGCATAAAGAAATAAACACATAGCTTCTTTTTCTTGAAATGTATGGTCATAGTGTATTGAAGCTTCTGAACGACCTAACCTATAACCGTCGTCTTTACCAACTGTGTAAGCTTCAGTCCATAAATCAAATGTCTCACCGTTATACTTTTCTATCCAACCCCAAGAAAACCAAACTCCTAATAAAAAACTAATTATTAATTTCATTTGCCTCCCTTTTCTAATCTATTTCTAGCGAATAAAGACACATCAATATTATCAAGATTCTTCCAACCCCCTAACGCAGGAGGAGTTTGCTCTTTTACAAAATAAACATATTGTCTTTTCTTATCAGGAATAAGCATTCTATAAACAGAGCCATCTCTTTCTAACCTAAGAAGCGATTCTCTAATTAAATTAGCAGATGTTTCGAGTGCTTCAGCAAGTTTATTAGGAGAAAATCCGTCACTATTCATTTCCTTTTTCATATATTGATGAACTTTCATTTTTAATTCCGACTTCCGCCCCCCTATACCCATGCTTATCTTCCTTTTTAATTTCATTTTCCAAAAATTTAAGGTACCACATAGCCTTGCGTAAATCATTTAATTTACTTGCGTAGGCATTTCCATCGACTACTTTTCTACCGTAACGCATTAAATACTTAAGAGCGTTTAAACGTAGGTGGCCTTGAAACTCCTCCCGGCTGGAGGCAGATTTCAATGCGTAAATAGTTTCAACGATTTCTGATTTGTAATGTTTTGGATTTACAGCATCGTCCTCAATCATTTACAAGTTTCCTTATATCTTGTTCAAATCCGCTTTGTTTAGATTGCATCTCAATTATAAATTTATCAACTAGGGCCATACAGTCATCTATGCCTGCCTTATACCCATTGAGATAAGGATTATCTCCTTTCATTATTGCTTTAAAACCTAAACGCATAGCTTCAGATACAGACATATTGTTATGCGTAGCAAAACCTTTTACTTCATCAATCATTGTCTGTGGCATATAAATCATTAAAGGAACGTGCTTACCACTAGACTCCAAATTTTTCTCTTGACCAACCATTATATTCCTCCATCATATTATCAAAAGCTTTTTTTGCTTTCGGATTATTGTTTAGTTCAACACGACTATTGATTGCACAAATCGAATACAAAACTTTTACAGCAGATGGCTCAGAAGAAACTTCTTCACCTATCTCGCTAGATAAATATTCCCAGAACGATTTATTTTTACAAAGAATCCCTGCTTCCTTAGTTCTATTCCTATAGGAAACAGGGGTCTCATCATCGTTAATTCTAGCCATGGCAACCATGTATCGTGCTCCACAAAAATCTCTAAACAATTCTTCTGGCAACTCATCAGGATGTACTCGCAAAGTTAAAACAAAGCCGGTAGCATCCTGTTTAAGAGCCATCTTTATTGATTCAAAATGTAAAGCATCTACCATAGTCTCTCCTAAAAGGGTATATCAGGGTCTATCTTCTCAGACTTAATTTCTTCTGAAGATTCATAGTTTGCTGTGTTGTTTGACTTAGCTTTTTCCTCTTCAGATTTATAGGTGTTTAAACTAAGAGAAAGAAACTTATCCCCCTCCTTTGTTGTTTTCCTCCAAGCAGATAGCTTCATCACAGCAACCTTAATTTGATTACCCCTTTCGTCGTAATCAGTCTCAACATCTAAGTCAGACATAACTACCTTTAATTTACCTGTGATGTCAGGGCTCTTAGCGCTCTTTTTAGACTTTGCAGTCCACAGTGAACCACTGTTTGGTTTAATTTCATAAGCCATTATTTAATCTCCTTCTTCAAATAGTATCAGTTGTCCTTCTCTGGTCTATTGGTATAGGACCAGTATCATATCCATTTAATCTTATACTCTCCAAAATAATTGCGCGTATAGACATGTTTTTTTCTATAGAAGCAATCCTTAGTTGAGTTAAAAGATGACTAGGCAGAGGTAAGTTATAACGTCTTATTTCTTCTGCATCTTCAGTTTCTATTGGTCTTATTTTCATCTACCCTCCTTTATCTTCTCTTTTACTTTCTTAGCGGCTTCAACAAGCATTTCGTACACCTCTGGGTTAAGTTCTTTTAACTTGTCAATCTCTGGTTTATTAGCCTGCCAAAGGTCAACTAACTCATCGTTTGTCTGACAAGTGTTCATAAACTCTGAAACAAATGTTGCCCAATACGCCTGTCCTTTTGGTGAAACATTTTGCAATCCCTCTTTAGGTTCTTCAATCTCAGTCTTCTCAACACAATCAACATATAACTCGTCTGTCTCATCTTGAGTGAATATGTCCAAACCTAATCCAAAGCTTGCAATAGTTTTAACAAGGCATCTCTGATACGCTGTATTAATTGCATAGGCATCTGGATTTTGAATTGCTTTTGGCCTACCCCCATAGTTCGAGTAGACAGGTAGAATGTAATGTTTCGTTACACCGTTAATGGTTACTGATGTTTCTACCATAACTGAACCATCTGGATACGTTATGTGAGGTAGAAATCTCCACGTTGCATCTGGATGGATAACTATTAACTGCTTTACTACAACTGCCCAAGGTAAATAGTCAAACTTCCCTTTGCTCTTAGAGTGCTCCGACATCTTTATCGAGAGCAGTTTTTTTGAATTGACTGCACCATTCTGCAACACCGCAGTAGTTTCCTGTACAACGGATAGGTTCGCCTTTTCTTTGCTCGACATAAAAATCTCCTTCCTTTTTTTCGTTACATACTTTTGTTGCTACTTCTAAATCATCGAAGAGTTTTACTGCCCTCTTCGCCCCCTTCTTCATCACCGCATATTTAGTGGGTCGTTGCCATCGCTCCTCATCACTACACAACGGTAATTCCTCTCCAAGGTCACTACTTAATTTAGATTCCTTGTGTAATCGTATTCTGGAAGATATGTAATCTTCTGTTTTTTTTAAATT